CACTAAGACAATATAAGCATATATATAACATTGTCAAGGCCCGAACGGTGCCTTTAACCACGATAGGAGAAACGCGATGAGCGATATCTTTGAACAGATGGAGCAGGACTTTGAAAACAGTTTGGCTACATCAGTCGAAAAACTGGACCAAGGCGACCTGACTACGGTTGCTGGGATGGCCAGAGCAATCCGTGACAAAGAGAAGGCGATCAACGACCTTGAGCAGAAGCTGAAGGACGAGAAGAAAGCCTTGCTCAAAATGACGGATGAAGACCTACCTACTATGTTAGCGGAAATTGGTCTGTCTAGCATGAAACTTGATGACGGCTCAGAAGTTACAGTCAAGCAAACCTACGGCGCAAGCATTCTGGTGGACAATCGTCCGGCGGCATATGAGTGGCTACGGGAGCGAGGCTATGATGACATCATCAAAAATACAGTCGCGTGTCAGTTTGGCCGCGGTGAAGACGACAAGGCATCCGCCTTTAAGGAGTTTGCTGAAAAAGAAGGTTTCCTTGCAGAACAGAAAACGGAAATCCACCCGCAGACACTTCGTGCCTTTGTTAAAGAGCGCGTCGAGAACGGAGACGATTTCCCGATGGAATTGTTTGGAGCCTACATTGGTCAACGAGCCGTTGTTAAGAGGAGCAAATAAAATGGCTGAGAAAAAGAATGCTGTAGCAGAGCAGAAAACTGCTGAAATCGTCCAGTTCGACCCAACTATGTTTGAGGCAGATGCTGGTGTTGGTCTGGAAAATATGGGTCAAGATGATCTTGCCCTGCCGTTCCTGAAAATTCTGGGTGGTATGAGCAAGGAGCTCGACGACCTAGAAGACGCCCGCAAGGGTGACATCCTGAACAGTGTCTCTGGCATGGTTTACAAGGGTAAGGACGGCATCAACGTCATTCCGGTAGCCTACCAGCGTCGGTTCATCCAATGGGCCCCCAGAGGCGAAGGAACGGGCGCTCCCGTGGCTATCTACTCACCGGGTGAGAAGATGCCAAAAACTGAGCGGTCTGTTGATGACAACAAAGAGTATGTCACCGACGGATCTGGTCAATACATCGAAGAGACGCACCAGCACTTTGTCATCGTCCTGAACGACGACGGCTCTGCTGAGACAGCGTTGATTGCGATGAAATCCACTCAGTTAAAGAAGTCCAGAAAATGGAACAGCATGGTGTCTTCGGTAACAATGCAGGGCAAGAACGGGCCGTTCACCCCGCCACGTTTTAGCCACGTGTACCACCTTAAGACGCAACTGGAAGAAAACAGCAAAGGTAGCTGGCACGGCTGGGAAATGAGCCGCGTCGGTCCTGTCGAGGATATGAACCTGTACAACCGTGCAAAAGAGTTCAACGCAAGTATCCAGTCAGGTGACGTTGTTGTGAAGCATCAGGACGATAGTGTTAGCGGAGAAAACCTCTCCGATGACGTACCGTTCTAAGTAACTGGGGTGGCGTTATAGCGTTATAACGTCACCCTTTTCTTTTGGGGGCGTCATGTCTGTAGAAAAGTTTTCAGCCATATTTAACGGCCTACAGTTGGCTTATGGCACATATAAAATAGAAAAGAAGCAGGCCAACGGGAAGAACACTGGCCGTGCCGCCATCATGCGTGAACCGCGCACCACGGCACTCTGGGAAGGTCACCTGTCCGGCAAAGGCCGCGCTATCGGCATCATACCAATCAATGAGGACAACAACTGTGTCTGGGGTTGTATTGATGTTGACCAGTATCCGCTTGACCACAAGCTACTGGTAGAAAAAATCCGCAAGCTAAAGCTTCCGCTTGTTGTCTGCCGCTCTAAGTCCGGCGGCGCACACTGCTTCCTGTTCACCACAGAGTGGGTGGAAGCCAAAGATATGCAGGCTACCCTGCAACAGATTTCTGCCGCATTGGGATATGGCGGCAGTGAGATATTTCCAAAGCAGGTTAAACTGCATCTTGACCGCGACGATGTTGGCAACTTCCTGAACCTACCTTATTACGACGCGGAAGACGGCCTACGCTACGCGATTAAAGACGACGGCACGTCTGCTACGCTAGACGAGTTCTTTGAGTTATATGAGGCGCACAAGCAGACACCAGAGCAGTTACTACAACTGCAAGTAGGCGAAGAGGCAGAGTCTGCTACGCTCAAAGACGGGCCGCCTTGTTTACAGTTTTTAGTCAAAAACAAAATAGGCGAAGGTGCCCGCAACAACGGGCTGTTTAATTTAGGTGTGTATGTACGCAAGGCCTACCCAGATAGCTGGGAGACCGAAATTATGACATACAACCTGCAATACTTAGACCCTCCCTTGGCTATCAATGAAGTCACGGTGATAACCAAGCAGCTTAACCGCAAAGACTACACATATAAGTGTAGTGACGCGCCTATCAACGCGCACTGTAACAAAGAGTTGTGCCAGACCCGCAAGCACGGTGTCGGGGCGGCTATTCAAGGCGCGGCTATTGCCAACCTGCGTAAATATAATTCTGTCCCACCCGTCTGGTTTGTGGATGTAAACGGGGAGCCTGTAGAGCTAGATACAGAGGCTCTGATGAGCCAGCCGGTATTCCAGAAGGCGTGTATGGAGCAACTTAACTTCATGCCCCGCTCTGTTAGCAAGCAGATTTGGGAGGGGCGTATTGGCGCTTTGATGAACGAGATGCGCGACAACGAAAGCGCAATCATGGAAGTGGCAGAAGATGCCAGCATCAGCGGCCAGTTCTACGATTACTTAGAAGAGTTCTGCGCTCATATGCAGAAAGCTAACGACAAAGAAGAGATCCTGCTCAAGCGGCCTTGGACAGATGAGGAAGAGGGCGTGACATATTTCCGCCTCAAAGACTTTGAGGCCTTCCTGAAGCGCAACAAGTTCTTCGAGTACAAGTCGCACAAGATAGCCCAGCGTCTACGGGACAGGGGCGGCGACAGCACTGTCCTGCGTATCAAGTCCCGAACTGTCAGGGTGTGGCAGGTTCCAGCATTTGAGTCAGGAGATATTGAGTTTAACAGCCCTAACTTTGGGTCAGAGCAAACGGAGGCACCTTTCTAATGTTACTAGCGGACGGATTTAATGATGCCGTTATCGGCATGGGAGAAAGGGCGGGGCAACCCACCATAGTGGTGTATGACTTTGATAAATGCGTAGCCATTCTGTGTGAACGAGACAATCTGAGCATAGATGAGGCTGTGGACTTTATGTACTACAATGTAGTCGGGGCGTGGATGGGAGACGAAACCCCTATCTTTATGCGTCGTGTCAACAGCGTCGAGGAGTTGACCGATGTCGATTAGAAATCAGGAAATCTACAAAGAGCGGGTAGTTGAAAGGCGCACCCTGCAAGCCGTCGCGGACAAATACGGAGTATCTCGTGAGCGGGTCAGACAAATTGTTGCCAAAATTGACGCTGTAACAAACCTGATGAAGTCTTTCCCAGAAGTGCCTGTCTATGTCAAAGACATCCCGTGGGAGGTACGCACCTATAACTGCCTTTGCAACGAAAACCTTACGCCGATGTTCCTAGAGGAGTTTGTTGAATACACCAAAACAAACGATCTGCGCCGGATACCAAACTTAGGCAAAGTAAGTCTGCGTGAGATTAAAACAAAACTAGCCCAACACGGTTACGAGTTACCCGATGGATACTAAGATATTCCGTATATACGGGCCGCCCGGAACTGGTAAGACTACCGCCCTGCTTAACAAAGTAGATGAGGCGCTAGAAGCAGGCGTAAACCCTGCCCACATCGGCTACTTCGCTTTCACCCGGCAAGCCGCTAACGAGGCTGTCGAACGCGCTTGCACCCGCTTCAAACTAGATAAATCACAACTGCCGTGGTTCCGCACCCTGCACAGTTTTGCCTTAAAGTTGTCTGGTATTCGACAAGAACAGGTTATGCAGGCAGAGCATTACAAAGAATTAGGACACGCCTTGGGCGGCATAGACTTGCGGGTGGACGCAAATCAGATCAGCGGCGACGAACTGTTCGACCTGAACAAAAACAGCAACCCACTAATCAGCCTGATTAACCTCGCCCGCCTGCGCAAAGTTGATTTGCGGCAACAATATGACGAGACACAAATGTCGATGCCGTGGAGTTATGTCAAATATGTAGCCGACGGCTTACAGGAATATAAGAACAGGTTTAACCTTTACGACTTCACCGATATGCTAGAAGTGTTTGTGCGTGACGGCGCAGGGTTCTGCCCCCGCCTAGCCATAACCTTTATCGACGAAGCGCAGGACTTGTCACCCCTACAATGGGACGTGGCTCATGTGCTAGAGCAACACTCAGACCGCATCTACTGCGCGGGGGACGACGACCAAGCCATCTACCGCTGGGCAGGTGCCGATGTCGAACACTTTATCGGTCTGAACGGCGGCTACGAAGTGCTGGAGCAGTCCTACCGCGTACCCGCTACCGTCCATCCGCTAGCAGAGCGCATTGTCCAACGCATCAGACGCCGCGTACCAAAGACCTACCTGCCACGCAAAGACGCAGGCAAAGTACAGCGCATCATAGACACGGGACAGATAGATTTTTCTGAGGGTTCGTGGCTCGTGCTGGCTCAAGCCGGATACTTTCTTGACTCCACTGCGGAAGACTTGAAAAGCCGTGGATTCCTTTTTAGCCGGAAAGGCTATCGCTCAATCTCAGAAAGACTAAGTGAAGCCGTCAATGGCTGGGAACAAATGAGAAAAGGCAAGCGAATAACCGGAAAGGCCGCACGAACCGTGTACAGTTATATGTCAGTCGGAGACAGAGTCAAGCGCGGATTTAAAAAATTACCCGCTGTAGATGACGACGAAACAGTCAGCCTAGAAGAACTGCAACAAAACCACGGCCTGCTAGCCACTATCGACATGATTTGGCACGAGGCAATGGATAAATTGCCCGACAGCGACCGTGCGTACATCACGGCTCTTCTGCGACGCGGCGAAAAGTTTAACGCCATACCCCGCATTGAATTGTCCACGATCCACGGATCTAAAGGAGGCGAAGCCGACAATGTTGTGCTATATACAGACTTGTCTCCTGCCGCCGCATCCGCCGCGGAACACGCGCCAGATGACCTACATAGAGTGTTTTATGTAGGTGTAACCAGAACCAAGCAGAACCTCTACTTGGTTGAACCCGAAGACACGAACAGGAGTTATTGGATATGACTATGAAACCAGACGGCTATTATGATGTAGACCCTAATGATCCCGTGCCTTTTCGCATTCTTGCGGAACACAAATTAAATGATGTGGGCTGGCATAAACCGCACACTAATTTGGTGGCGTCTTTGTTACAAAAGCTTTACCACACCTGCCCCAGCACAAAAATCGACATTGACGAATTTTGGGGGGAATACATTCAAAATTTAGATGAAGAGCTCGGCAATGAAACGCGAAGAAATTCTTAATAAGGCAGAGAGCCTAGTCAACGGCCCACGGGCCAAAGCCTATGGCGATGCCTACGACAACCACGAGCGCATTGCCAAGATGTGGTCTGTGCTTCTGGACAAAGAGGTTTCTGTCTCGCAAGTCTACCAATGTATGGTGGCGGTCAAACTAGCACGGCTCATCGTAACTCCAGACCATGAAGATAGCTGGGTAGATATCTGCGGCTACGGCGCACTGGGTGGAGAGGACTAATGGTTCGCTTCATCCCGATACAACATTTGGAAGAGTACCTAGCCCAAGGCTGGGTGCTCGTTAAATGTGGCAAGGAGATGGCCACAGTAAGGAAAGATTGATGGCACTACAGATGACCATGTTCGGCCCCAAGAGTGAATGGGTGCCACCCGCAGAGCTACCCGACATCTTTGATGCAAAGCAAATTGCTATAGATGTCGAGACCCGCGACCCGAACATCAAGACCAACGGCCCCGGATGGCCTACGGGTGATGGCGAGGTAGTGGGCTACGCTATCGCGGTAGCGGATTGGGCAGGATATATCCCGATCCGCCACCTTGGCGGCGGCAATCTCGACGAGCGCATCGTCAATAAGTGGCTCAAGAAAGTGTTTGAGTGCCCCGCCGACAAGATCATGCACAATGCACAATATGATGCGGGCTGGATACGCCGGATGGGCTTCAAGCTAAACGGGCGCATTATCGACACCATGCTGGTGGCCGCTCTGCTAGATGAGAACCGCTTCAGCTACAGCCTGAATGCGCTTTGCTACGACCTGCTGGGCAAGATCAAGACAGAGAAGACACTACAAGAAGCCGCCCGTGAGTTCGGGCTCGACCCCAAAGCAGATATGTGGAAGATGCCCGCTATGTATGTCGGGCCATACGCACAGAACGACGCGGAGATCACGCTCGACCTCTGGAACTATTTGGCTACACAACTAACCAAAGAAGATCTCTGGCCTATCGCCGAACTCGAACTAAAACTTCTGCCTTGCCTGATCGACATGACATGGCGCGGTGTCCGCGTTGACCAAGACCGTGTCGAACGCACCAGAAATTATTTAATTCAGCAGGAAAAAGAGATTATCAAACGGATTAAATCCGTGGCTGGTTCTGATGTAGAGCTCTGGGCGGCGGCGTCAATAGCCAAGGCCTTTGATAAATTAAGTATTGCCTACCCGCGCACAGAAAAAGGCGCACCGTCTTTTACGAAATCATTTCTTGCAGACCACCCGCATGAACTGGCTCAGTTGATCGTTAAAGCCCGCAACTTAAACAAGACCAGCGGCACCTTTATCAATACGATTATGAAACACTGCCGTAGTGACGGGCGCATCCACGGGCATATCAACCAGATCCGCTCCGATGACGGCGGCACGGTATCGGGACGCATCTCGATGAACAACCCCAATTTGCAGCAAATCCCTGCCCGCGACCCAGAACTTGGCCCGATGATCCGTAGCCTGTTCCTGCCGGAAGAGGGTGAGCAGTGGGCGGCGATTGATTTCTCGCAACAGGAACCACGCATCTTGGTGCATTACTCATATGTATATGGCAGAGCCCGCGGCAAGCAGATGGCGGGAGTAGAGGAGTTTGTAGATGCTTATAGACATGATCCTGATATGGATTTTCATACGATGGTGGCAGAAATGGCGTCGATCCCGCGCAAGCAGGCCAAAACAATCAATCTTGGCATGATGTATGGCATGGGCGTTAACAAACTGTCTGACCAGCTAGATATTGATGTAGATGAAGCCAAAGGCCTAGTCCGTCAGTATCATGAGCGTGTCCCCTTTGTTAAAGGCCTGATGAATGGCGTCCAAGCACGGCTCAACGACCGCGGCTCAAGCGGCTCTGTCCGCTCCATACTGGGCAGAAAGTGTCGCTTCGACCTCTGGGAGCCCGATACATTCGCCATGAACAAGGCTCTGCCCTACCAAGATGCCGTCAAAGAGTATGGTGAGACCACCCGCCTGAAGCGGGCATACACCTACAAAGCCCTGAACAGGCTCATCCAAGCGTCCGCC